CAAGAAGGCCGGGGAGTATTACCGGCTGCACCACGACTTCGAGACCTACTGCGACGTGAGCGTGGTCGATGTCGGACAGGACGTGTACTCGAAGCACCCGTCCTGCGAGCCGCTGATGCTGGCCTACGCGCCAAACGACGACGCGGTGATGCAGTGGGTGCCAGCCGAGGGCGAGGAGATGCCCTCCGATCTCGAAGAGATGCTGTTCGATCCCTACGCGATCAAGTTCGCGTGGAACAAGCCCTTCGAGTACGCGATCTGGAAGAACACCCTCGGGATCGAAATCCCGCACAAGCTCTGGCGCGACCCCATGGTCATCGCCCTGACGTGCTCGTTCCCCGGTGGTCTGGGCCGCGTCGGCAAGATACTCGGGCTCCCGGAAAACCTCCAAAAGGATAAGCACGGCAAGGCGCTTATCCGCATGTTCTCGATGCCCAACAAGCCCACGAAAAAGCGCCCCCAGCGCCGAATCATGTGGTGGCACGAGCCCGAGGAGTGGAACCACTACAAGTCCTATAACCGGGACGACGTGCGGTCGGAGCGGGCGATCTACAAGAAGCTGCGCCCCTACAACCTGCCCAAGGAAGAATGGGAACTCTGGTTCATCGACCAAGAGATCAACGAGGCGGGCATCCCCATCAACATGGCGATGGTGGATAACGCCCAGCGAATCTACGAGTACGTGCTGGCGGATCGCCTCCAGCAAATGGCCGAGATCACCGGCCTCGAAAACCCCAACTCCAACCAGCAAATCCTCCCGTGGTTGCAGGATCGGGGCTACCCGTTCGAGGACATCAAGAAGGGCCATATCCAGCGCGCCTACGACAAGGTGGACGCGCTCCTCGAAAGCGGCGAACTCGACGAGGACCCGGATCGCGAAGAGCAAGTTCAGCTGCATCGCGTCCTCGAACTCCGCATGGAAGCGGCCCGGTCAGCCCCCAAGAAGTACGCCGCGCTCCAGACGGCCGCCGACCGGAAAGATCAGGTCATCCGGAACTCGTTCCAGTTCGCCGGGGCGCAGCGGACGTGGCGCTGGGCCGGTCGCGTCTATCAGCCGCAGAACCTCGCCAAGCCCCCCAAATATCTGGAGAACGTGGTCGAGCAGGTCGCCCACCATCTCGAAGTGCTCGACCCGTGGTCCTTCGACCAGATTTACTCGGTGGACCGGCACAAGAGCCCCACGGGGCGGCTCGTGTACTCGTCGCCCATGGACGCGCTGGCTACCGGCGTGCGGCCGGTGGCGCAGGCCCCGGAGGGCTACGAGTTCATCGACTGCGACTTGAACGCGATCGAGAACCGCGTGCTCGGGTGGATTTCCAACTGCCCGAAAATCCTCCGGGTGTTCGAGCTTGGCCGCGATCCCTATGTCGACTTCGCCACCTATCTGTTCGGCGGCGACTACGACTCGCTCTGGGCCGAATACAAGGGCGGCGATTCGTTCAAGCGCACGATCTCGAAGCCGGGGGTGCTCGGCTGCGGCTACCAGCTGGGCGCAGGGCACATCATCGTCAACCACCAGACCGGCGAGGAGGAGGCCACCGGCCTGCTCGGCTACGCGTGGAACATGGGCATCCGGCAGTTCACCCCCGAGCAGTCCAAGCTCTCGGTGGAGGTCTTCCGCTCGACGTTCGAGGAGGTCGTCGACTTCTGGTACGGCATCGAGAGCGCCGCGAAGAAGTGCGTCCGCACGGGCCAGCCCGTGCAGTTCCGGATGTACACCTTCGACCGCAAGGGCCCGTTCATGCGGATGCGGCTCCCCAGCGGCCGGTTCCTCCACTACTTCCGGCCCCGGCTGGAGGAAGTCGAGACGCCGTGGGGTGCGATGAAGATGACCCTCACCTACGAGGGCCTGAACGATCGCGACCAGTGGACCCGGATCAACACCCACGGCGGCAAGCTCACCGAAAACGCGGACCAAGCGACCTCGCGCGATCTGCTCGCCAACGGCATGAAGATCGCCCGGCAGCGCCACAAGATCGACCTGCGCCTGCACGTCCACGATCAGCTGGTTGGCCTAGCGCCGGTCGGCCGGTCGGAGGAAGCGCTGGCCTACCTGAAGGCGGGCATGGAGGAGCTTCCGGTGTGGGGGCGTCGAGGCGCTGAGTGGGTCGACCTGCCGCTCGGCTCGAACGGCTTCGTCAGCAAGTATTTTATGAAGGACTGAGATGGCCGACGAATCGCTCGTGGAAGTGCCGATCTGCAACTGGGCCGAGGCCGACGGCTGGATCGTCCGGAAGCTGAAATACATCGGCCGCCGTGCCGGGCCGGATCGCCTGTTCGCCAAGGGCAAGCGGATCGTGCTGATCGAGTTCAAGGACCCCGACGGCGAACTCAGCGCGCTACAGGGGCGCGAGTTCCGCCGCTTCCGGGAGGCCGAGGTCGAAGAAGCCTATGTGGTGGACAACCTCGCCGACGGATGCCGTATACTGGGGCTACGATGGCCGCGTTGAACATCAAGCCGTTCCTCCCCGAGGTCTACGGCAAACCGCCCAAGCTGCTCTTCGACACCGAGGCGCGGGAACTCATCTGGGGCCCGCCTGACCGGCCGTTGACGTGGGAGGAATCCCGCACCTACCAGCGCTGGATGTCCCAGCTGGTGATGGACAACTACGGGGTCTACCTCGGCGCAGAGATGGGGCTGGGGAAGACCGGCGCGGTGCTGCGGGCGATCGTGGACCTGATGGCGGCCGGGGTCGTCCACAAACCGCTGATCATCGCTCCGCTCAACGTCGCCGAGAACACATGGCCGGATGAGATCGCGACGTGGGACTTCGCCCGGCATTTGCGTTACCGGGTGGTTACGGGAACCGAGGAGCAGCGGATCGCCGCGCTCCAGTACCCGGCGGACGTGACGATCGTCAACCGGGAGAACCTAGTCTGGCTGCACGAGTACCTGACCTCGCGCGGCTTCGACTTCGACATGCTGGTCTACGACGAGGCCCGGCGGCTCGCGGGCGGGTCGAAGCGCACCAAGGGCAACGTCCGGAAGGATGGGACCAAGAGCCCCAAGCTGCTCTCGGAGTTCGGCATCCTCCGCAAGATGCATTTCCGGTGGAAGAAGGTCGTGCTGCTGTCCGGCACGCCCGCCCCCGAGGGCCTGATGGACTTGTGGGGGCCAATCTTCCAGATCGACCTCGGCGAGCGGCTGGGGCAGAGCAAGACGGCCTTCGAGCGCCGGTGGTTCCGGTTCGACCGCTACACCTACCAGACGACCCCCTTCGATCATTCGGAGGGCGAGATCATGGACGCGATCAAGGACGTGTTCTTCTCCCTGCGCGAGGAGGACTACCTGACGCTGCCGCCGCTGCTGGTCGACGACCGCAAGGCCTACCTCCCGCCTGCCGCCATGGACAAGTACCGCCGGATGGAGCGGGACATGTATCTGGAGGAGCACGATGTCGAGGCGGTCACCACCGGCGTCCTGACCAACAAGCTGCTCCAGCTGGCCAACGGCTCGCTCTACCTCGGCCCGGACGACCCAGCGAACGAGAACGCCTCGGGAGCGTCGGTTCGCATCCATGACGCCAAGCTCGACGTGCTCGACAGCATCATGTCCGAGGCCAACGGGGCTCCGGTGCTGGTGGCCTACAGCTTCAAGTTCGACATCGAGGCGATCAAGCGTCGGTTCCCCAAGGTCCGCATCTTCGGCGAGGGCACCAACGACGTGCGCGACTGGAACTCCGGGCGCATCGGAATGATGCTCACCCACCCGGCCAGCGCGGGCCACGGCCTGAACTTCCAGCACGGGGGTAACATCGCCGTGTGGTACGGGCTGACATGGAGCCTCGAACTCTACCGGCAGTTCATCAAGCGCCTCCATCGCTCGGGCCAGAAGGCCGATCGCGTGATCCTTCACCGCATCTTGGCGGCGGGCACGGTGGACGAGCGCTTGGTGGGGGTGCTATCCGATAAGACCGCAACGCAGGACCGCATCACGGATGTCGTCCGAGTACACGCGGAAGAAGTAAGGCGAGTGGACGAGATGATGAGGCTGGCCGCATGACGATGGACATGGACATCGCCGATCTGGTCGGCACCACCCCGCCCATGCCGCCGGACAAGGCCGCCGCGCTGGCCGAGCACGTCGCCCGGGGCCAGAAGAGCAAGTACGCGGGCATCGCGACCATGGACGACGTGAGCGCCCTGCACGCGGGCGTCACCGTCGGCTGGTTGGCGCAGGCCTTCCGGATGGACCCGAAGACGGTCAAGCAGCGGCTCGCCAAGTGCCCGGTGTTGAAGGCCCATCAGCGCGGTTATATCTACGAGTTCAAGGTGGCGGTGGAATACCTCGTCACTCCGAAGGTGGACATCGAAGAATACCTGAAGCAGGTCAAGATCAAAGACCTGCCCACGCGCCTGCAATCCGAGTATTGGCAGGCGATGCGATCCAAGCAAATCTGGGAACGAGAAGCCGGAGAGACGTGGGCGACTGATGATGTCTTGTCGGTATTCTCCGACGTGATGTCGATTGCCCGCTCGGCACTGCAACTCTGGGTCGATGACTTGGAACGGACGGTCGCCGTCACGCCCGAGCAGCGGGAGTTCCTGAACACCCGGGTCTACGCGCTCCAGAACAGCCTCTATGAGAAGCTGGTGAAGCTGCCGGAGCAGCGACGTACCCTGCCGCAGTCCGCGATCAGCCACGACGAGGACCCGCCGGAGTTGGAGGACGATCTTGCAGCCCTCGTATGATTCGCTCGAAGCCGTCATCGCCCGAGGGGCGGAAGGGCTCAAGCCTGCCGATCGGCTGACCGTCTCCCAAGCCGCCGCGAAATACCGGAAGCTGGAGAACAAGGGGGCCTACGTGGGCCCGTGGCAGAACGAGATGACCCCCTATCTCGTCGAGCCCATGGACGAACTCACCAGCCGGGATTTCACCGCCGAGGTCTTCGTCGGGCCTGCCCAGTGCGGCAAGACCGACATGTTCCTCAACTGGCTGACCTACGCGACGACCTGTGATCCGGCCGACATGATGCTGATCGAGAAGGCGCAGGCCACGGCGCGCGACTTCTCCATCCGCCGCGTGGACCGCCTGCACCGGCAGTCCGAGGAGGTCGGGGCCAAGCTGATCCCGCGCCGGGACGCGGACAACACCTTCGACAAGCAGTATCTCGGGATGCTGCTGAACCTGTCGTGGCCGACGATCAACGAACTGTCCGGCCGCCCGATCCCCCGGCTGTGGCTCACCGACTACGACCGCATGCCGGAAGACATCGACGACGAAGGCTCGCCGTTCGACCAAGCCCGCAAGCGTGCGACCTCGTTCCGCTCCCACGGCATGACCGTGGCGGAAAGCTCCCCCGGCTACTCGATTACCGACCCCAAGTGGGAGCGGAAGTCTGCGCATCAGGCACCCCCCACGGGCGGTATCCTGTCGCTCTACAACCGTGGGGATCGCCGCCGCTGGTACTGGCGCTGCATCTCCTGCCACCATGCCTTTGAGCCTGCCTTCGGCCTGTTCAAGTACCCGGACAGCGAGGACATGATGGAGAGCGCCGAGCAGGTCGTTCTCGCGTGCCCGGAGTGCGGCCAGCTGTATAGCCAGCACCCGGGGCACCACGAGGGCCCGGGCCGGTACGAGATGAACCTGAAGGGTCGGTGGGTCAAAGACGGGCAGGTCTGGATGCCGGAAGGGCACCTTGCAGGGACCCCCGTGCGCTCGGACATCGCCTCGTTCTGGCTGAAGGGCGCGGCCGCAGCACTGGTGGACTGGAAGACCCTCGTCATCAACTACCTGAAGGCCTTGGAGGAATACAAGGACACCGGGTCGGAGATGGCGCTGAAGACCACGGTCGGCGTCGATCAGGGCGAGGCCTACCTGCCCAAGTCGCAGGAGGAGCTTCGGGCTCCGGAAGACCTGAAGGCCCGGGCGCGTGATCTCGGTGAGAAGGTCGTTCCCTACGGGGTCCGGTTCCTGATCGCCACGGTGGACGTGCAGAAGAACCGCTTCGTGGTGCAGGTCCATGGGATCGGCGAGGGCACGGACTCGTGGATCGTCGACCGGTTCGAGATCAGGAAGTCCCGGCGGCTCGATCCCGACGGCGAGCGCCTGTGGATAAACCCCGGTGCGTATCCCGAGGACTGGAAGCTCCTCGTGCAGGAGGTCATGGAAAAGACCTACCCGCTCGCGGATGGCTCGGGTCGCATGATGGCGATCAAGGAAACGTGGTGCGACTCCGGCGGCCGGGCGGGCGTGACCCCCAACGCCTACAAGTTCTACCTGTGGCTGCGGCGCGGCGACGGCGACGAATCCGACCTCCGGATCGACGACGACGAGAGCTACGGCTGGAAGCCGGGTCTCGCCGCTCGGTTCCGCCTGCTCAAGGGCGATCCGAACGAGAACGCGCCCCGGGCCCGCATCTCCTACCCCGACAGCCAGCGCAAAGACCGGCACGCCGGGGCCCGAGGCGAAGTGCCCGTGGTGATGCTCAACGTCGACATGCTGAAGGACAACCTGAACACCCGGCTCGACCGGACGGACCCCCTAGGGGGGCGCATCAACTTCCCCAGCTGGTTGAGCTACAATTTCTTCGCGGAACTGTGCGTCGAGATCAAGGACCCGAAGAAGGGGTGGATCAACCCCAAGCAGTACCGGAACGAATCGTGGGACTTGCTCGTCTACCTGCTGGGGGCGGTGCATCTGCTCGCCGTCGAGCATATCAACTGGGACTACCCGGAGCAGGGCTGGGCGAAGGACTGGGACGAGAATGATCTGGTCTTCAACCCCACGCAGGCCAAGTACCCCTTTGAAAACGATCGGAAGCGTGGCAATAGTCTCAGCCAACTATCCTCGTTGCTGGCGTAGAGGCCCCCATGGCTGATAAAGCGATCCTAGAACGCTGGCTGAAGGAAGCCGAAGAGGCTTACCACCAGCTGAACATGGGCATGCAAGCCAAGGTGTTCGTCGACCAGAACGGCGAGCGGATCGAGTACAACGCGGCCACCCGTGGCCAGCTGTTCTCGTACATCCAAGACCTCCGCCGTCAGCTGGGCGTGGGTACGGCAGGGAGCCCGTTGCAGGTATGGATGTAACCGACGCGATCTCCGCAGACATCGAAGCGCTGGTGGGTGGCACCACCGGGCGCGACCTCGCCATGGGTGGGGCCTTCGAGGGTGCTGAACGGCTGAGCAAGGCGCTGGCGACGTGGGCCCCCGGGCTCCAGTCGGCGGATGCCGACATCCTGCCTGCCAAGGCCATGGCCGACGCTCGCTCCCGGGACATCACCCGGAACGACGGCTACGTGCAGTCCGGTGCGAACATTCGCAAGGACAGCATCGTCGGCGCGCTCTACATGCTCAACGCCCGCCCGAACTTCGCCTTGCTCGGCAAGGATGAGAAGTGGGCCGAGGAGTTCGAGGAAGAGGTCGAATCGCTGTTCACCGCATGGGCCGAAAGCCCGAACTATTGGGTGGACGCCGCACGGACCCTGACCTTCACGGCGTTGGTCCGGCTGGCCGTGGGCGTGCATCTGTACGGCGGCGAAGTGCTGGCCGTGGCCGAGTGGCTGCGCGATGAGCCGCGCCCCTTCCAGACCGCGATCCAGCTGGTGGAGGCTGATCGCCTCACCACCCCCTTCGAGATGTCGGGGGATACCTCTGTCCGTGGGGGTATCCGGATGAACCGGTATGGGGCCCCCCTCACCGCCTACATCCGCACCTACCATCCGACCGACTTCCTGCGGTCCTACGACCCCATGCAGTACCGGGCGGTCGCGTGGCGGAAGCCGTGGGGTCGGCAGCAGGTCATCCATATCCATGAGCAGGTCCGGATCGACCAGACCCGGGGCATCTCCGAACTCGTGGCGGGTCTGAAGACCACCCAGATCGCCAAGAAGTTCCGGGACATCACGCTCCAGAACGCGGTGCTCAATGCCTCGTTTGCGGCCTCGATCGAATCGGAGCTTCCCGATGAGGCCGTGTACCAGCAGTTGGGCGCTGGCGGCAGCGTCGGCGATGCGGTGGTCAACTATGCCGAGGCCTATCTGGGTGCCATCGCCCAGTACGCGGGCGGCTCGCGCAATATGTCGATCGACGGGATCAAAATCCCCCACCTGTTCCCCGGCACCAAGCTCCAGCTGCGTCCGGCCGGTTCGCCCGGCGGCGTGGGGCAGGACTTCGAGGTATCGCTGAACCGGCATCTCGCCGCGATCCTCGGCACGTCCTACGAGGAACTGACCCACGACTACAGCAAGACGAACTACTCGTCGGCCAAGGCTGGCAAGGGTGACACCGGCCGGTTCATGGCCTCGAAGAAGAAGCTCGTCGCCGACGGGTTCGCGAATCACGTCTATTCGCTGTGGCTGGAGGAGGCCATCAACAAGGGTCGCCTCACCACCGTGAAGGCCTCGGACCCCAACTTCTACGAGGGCCTGAACAAGGAAGCCTACTGCCGGGCGGAGTGGATCGGCGCTGGGGTCACCCAGATCGACGAACTCAAGGAAACGCAGGCGGCCGCGCTCCGGATCAAGTACAACCTGTCGACGATGCAGGAAGAGACCGCTCGCCTCGGCAAGGACTGGCGTCGGGTGCTCCGGCAGCGCGAGAAGGAACAGAAGCTCCTCATCGAAGCCGGGCTCGTGCTCGACCCCGCCGAGGACCAGATGATGCAGGCCTCCACCGGAGAAGCCCGCGAGAAGGAAGAGGCCCAGTAAATGGCGGACATCCCCCTGCTCGAACACCTGACCGGGGCCCCCCTCATCATCGACGCGGGGGCCGAACGGCTGTTCGAGGCCTCCGTCAAGCATATGGTGGCCCACCCGGACGCCCCCAAGCTGTTCGGCTCGGTGTCCATGCAGACCGAGGACGAGGAGTTCTGGGACCCTACCTCGTGGCAGGCGAGCTACCGCCCCTACAACGTCAAGGACGGCACCCTCCAGATTCCGATCATGGGGGTGCTGCTGCACCGGTTCCCCTACCAGCTGGGGCGCTGGGCGACCGGCTACCAGTATGTCGAGAAGGCGCTGGCCCGGGGCCTCGCGGACGGGAACGTCGAGCGGATCGCCTACGTGCATGACAGCCCCGGGGGCGAGGTCGCCGGGTGCTTCGAGTGCGCCGAGAAGGTCTATGAGGCCCGGTCGGAGAAGCCCTCGTGGGCCTTTGCCGCCGACAGCATGTACTCGGCCTCCTACGCGCTCGGTTCGGCCGCCAAGGGCATCTCGGTATCCTCCTCGGGGGGTGTCGGCTCGATCGGTGTGGTGACCTCCCATATCGAGTACAGCGAAGCCCTGAAGGACATGGGGATCAAGGTCACCTTCATCTTCGCCGGGAAGCACAAGGTCGATGGCAACTGGGCGGAACCCCTGTCCAAGGATACCCAGAAGCGCTGGCAGGCACGGATCGACAAGATTTATGGGGTCTTCGCATCGACAGTCGCGCGAAACCGTGGCATGGAGGAAGCCTCAGTACGGGCTACGGAGGCCCTGACCTACGACGCCGAGGACGGCATTGAAGCCAAGCTCGCCGACCGTATGGGGTCACTCGAAGACGAAATGGTCATCTTCAGCGACGGGGATGACACAGCAGAGGATGAACAAATGGCTGACGTGAAGCAGGAAGACCACGACAAGGCCGTGGCCGCCGCCCGTACCGAAGGCGCTGCCGCCGGTAAGACCGAGGGCAAGGCCGAGGGCCTGAAGGAAGGTGCCACCGGGGAGCGGGGCCGCATCAATGCGATCCTCGCGTCCGACGAGGGCAAGAAGCGCCCCAAGGCGGCGATGTCGCTGGCGATGAACACCGACCTCACGGTTGAGGCCGCCTCCACCGCCCTCGCGGCGATGCCGGAGGAGAAGGCCGAGGCCGCCGCCCCCGCCCCTGCGGCGGACGACAAGGACAAGAACAAGAAGACCAGCGCCTCGCACTTCGAGCAGGCCATGGGGCAGGACGCCCCCGATGTCGGTGCCCGCGCCGAGGGCGACGAGGACGAGGACGATGGCGACAAGAACGTCAACGCGATCCTTGCGTCGTTCGGCAGCGCCGCCGGTCTGAAGCCCCGCTCCAAGAACAACTAAGCCCCTACACCCCCGGGCGACCGGGGGCGTAGCCTGTCAACCCACCGGAGATACCAGAAATGGCTTTGGACACTATCATCCCGCGTAACGCGCCGGGCATCGCAGGCTTCGCCTCCGAGAGCATCGGCAATCAGGACGAGTGGCGTTTTGGCGACACCCCGGCCACGACCACGACCGAAAAGGTCGGGCAGAACTCGGACATCAAGTTCCTGCACGTCGTCGCCCTTGTCGCCGGTGTCCTCGTCCCCGCCCAGTATGGCAACACCACCGGTGTGGCCACCGGCGAACTGACCTTCTCGGGTGTCGGCACTGCCGACGACCAGATCGTCATCGGCAACAAGACCTACGTCCTGAAGGCGGCTCCGACCACCGGCGCGAACGAGGTCAAGATCGGTGCTACGGCGGCCGAGACTGCGGCCAACCTGATCGCCGCCATCAACCTCGCTGCTGGTGCCGGTACGGCCTACGGGTCGGAAACCACCAAGCATACGCAGGTCTCGGCAGCGCAGGGCTCGACCACGGCCAAGGTGCTGGTCACGGCGCTGGCCGCCGGTGACGAGGGCAACGCCATCGCCACCACCGAGTCCGGTACGGCGACCTCGTGGGGTGCCGCTACCCTCACTCTGGGTGACGACGACGCCTCGCTCCGCCCCTACGGCATTGCGACGGCCCCGGTCATCACCGGTGCCGGGCAGGAGACCACCATCGACGTGTACCGTACCGGTCACTGGAACATGGATGCCCTCGTCTGGCACCCCTCGTTCGACACCGACGAGAAGAAGAAGCGCGCCTTCGAGGGTTCGCTGTCGCCCAACAACTTCGTCTCGAAGAAGAAGTGGGGCAACGACGTATTCGAGAACACCCCGGGCTAATGCCCGGGGACTAGTCTTGCAGTAGGCGGCGGTCCCGTTCGCCGATCCCAGACGAGTCAGGAATCACGAGGACAACATGGCTATCGAAAACACCATCTACGACTCGCGCACGCTGCTCGGCGTGTTCTGGGCCGACGACTATATGGAACCTCCCAGCAACTACTGGTTGCAGTTCTTCCCGAGCGAAATCACCTTCGATACCGAGGAGGTCGACTTCGGCAAGATTTACGCCGATGTCCGCAAGCTCGCGCCGCTGGTGGTCCCCACCGCGCAGGGCAAGCCGATCTACACGGCCGCCGAGCGCCGCATGGTCGTGAAGCCCGCCTACATCAAGCCGAAGGACCCGGTGTCCGCGAGCCGCATGATCCGTCGTGCGGCAGGCATCGGCGACATCGGCCGCCAGCAGCCGCTCTCCCCGCAGGCCCGGTACAATGCGATCGTCGCCGACGTGGTGCGCCAGCACCGCAATGCGATCGAACGCCGCTGGGAATGGATGGCCGCCGAGGCGATCCTGTACGGTGCGGTCACCCTCGAAGACGAGGCCTACCCGCGCACGGTGGTCGACTTCGAGCGCGCCGCGAACCTGTCGGTCACCCTGACCAACGGCAACCGCTGGGGCGACAACGGTGTGGGCATCATGTCCTCGATCGAGGGCTTCCGGAAGCGCGTCCGCGATGCTCCGTTCGGCGGCGTCACCAACCGCCTGACCATCGGCGGCGACGTGTGGGACGTGATGCGGGAGTCCGACGAGATCAAGGAACTCCTCAACACGAACTACCGGCTGAACAACAACGTCAGCCTGAACATGGGCATGCGCGAGGACACGCAGGTCGAGTACGTCGGCAAGCTGTCGAACACGCTCGAAGTGTACGTGTACTCGGACTACTATCAGGACACGACCGGCGCTGCGGTGCCCTTCATGTCCCCGAAGGACATCCTGCTTTCCGGGCCGAACGTCCGGGGCGTCCGGGCCTTCGGTGCCATTCAGGACATCGGGGCCAACCTTCAGGCCATGTCGGTGTTCGGCAAGATGTGGAACGAGCAGGACCCGTCGGTCACGTTCATCATGCACCAGTCGGCTCCGCTGATGGTCCCGGTGAACCCGAACCAGACGCTCCGCGCCCGCGTCGTCGCGTAACTCCGGGGAACGGCGGCCACCCGGTCGCCGTTCTTCTCCGTAGTGCGTCTCCCCTCGAAACTCTGAAGCAGAGGCAATCATGGCCCAGTTCAATCAGAAGGTCGTCGCCCTTCACACCATCAACCGGACGATCAAGCCCGGCGTGGCCGCGACGAAGGACACCAAGGCTATCAAGCCGGAAGTGCAGGAAATCGCCCCGGGCACGATCTT